ATGATTGTAAAACACTTCTAGGTTGACCAGATATTAAAAGAGCACATTTCATTTATCTAAACCTATTTGATGATCAGAAAATTTATTGTCATAAATATCTACTCCCCTCCAATATCTTTTTCCATTTCTATGTTTTTTTTGTTGATCAATAGTTGATCTTTCAACACCAAAAGCTTTAGCGCATTCTCTTTCTTTTTGTATGCTTTCATTATCGAATACTTTTGTTGCGTCTACAATGCTATATTTATCTATAAAATGTCTTGGATATGGTATAATACAACCAATATAATCTTCTTTATTTATCTTTATAATATGATTAGGTCTTGTAATTCTTAGATTATATGTGAAATCTCTTCGTAAATTATCGGTTTCGACAACGCCTGTCATATGATATATACCGTCTATAAAATAATTTGGTGGGTTTATTGTCATCAAATTAATTCCTGGAGATGTTCTTAATTGATACGGCATTTGTATTGTAAAAGTACCCATTCCGAAATGAGCTTTTATAGATTGTAGATTATGTGTTTTTTTATATTCTTCTTCTGGAGTTAATATATTGACTTTGACTGACTCAACAGCATTTCCTCCATCCCAAATTACTTCAAAATCATATAAAGATTTTACTACAAATCCATATTGATTACCAATAACTAACGGCAAACAATGATAAGCATGATCAATGAACCAATCTCTTTTAGAATCACCTTTTAGAGATTTAAATACCATGTTAATAAAATCTTGATTTTGCCATTTTTCATCATATGATATGGCAATAATATTTGTCTCTGGAATTATCATACAATACTCCTTATTGAGTATTATAAAACCTGAGATGCTATCAGGCAACCTTTTGCTACAGCATGAAGAGGATCTTCTGCATGAACAACTTCTTTTATAGGTAAAGGAAAATTATTTTCTACTAATTTTTGTTGAAATATTTGAACATATCCATTAGCCAACGAAGTTCCGCCCGCAACAACAATTTTTAAAGGATCTTTAAATTTTGGTAAAAGCTTATGATTTGTTAAGTGAGCACATATTTGTTTTGTAGTATAATCTATTAATCTTTCATAATAAGCTGATACAGCTTCTAATATTGGATTATCATTAGATTTTCCTATTTCATAAATTCCATGCTCCTTCTCAGCTTGTACAATAGTATCTTTTTCTCCAGTAGCTAAAGATACCATTCTATCTATATAATCCCCACTTTTTGTGCTACTAAATTTAACAACAACTTCACCATTTAACATAACACAAATATTCTGCATTCCAGAACCAGCGGATACAGAAATTCCTGTGTAATTTGCATTCTCTAACTCGGCATAACATATAGCTTCAGCTTCATTAATAACTTTAACATTGTATCCACATTCTTTTAATACAGAAGATACAACATCTTCATGGTAACCAATATCAAAATTATCATCTTCGACATCTACAGGTTGAGCAGGAACACAAAAGACCAATTTATCTTCTGGACTTGCTTTTCCTACTACTTCTTTAAGAATAAAAGATAATATTTTTCTAGATTCTTTTTCTGAGGCTGATATCACACCCTTTTTCATTGGTCTGCGAGCATTATCATTTCTTTCTATAGCTTTATCTATAGCATCTTTGCCCAATAAAATAAAACTATTATCAGCATCTTTAATAAAAATTTTGCCTTCTAGTCCTTTTTCAATCATTTTATTAGCAATAGGAGTACTTGGTTTGATAATATAAAAAGCATCCCTAAAGTCTTTATATTCTACATTATTATCTTTTTCAGATGCTAATACTATAAAACTAGTACCAACATCCAAGCCATAATATGCCATAACTTTATCCTTTCATGTTCTTTAATTTATTTACTGAGCTTTGAATATTTTCTTGACTACTTTTAGTTTCTCCTAAACTTTCATATTTTTTTTCTAGATCTCCAATATCTATTTTAGTAATAAATTTTGTATCATCAATAATAATATTGTTATGCTTATTTGTTAAGTTTTGATCTTTTAAAGTATTTTGCTTAATTAAATCTACATATTGAATATGTTTATTATTAGATTGTCCTAATAAATAACCTATACAAAAAAATATTATATTTAGAAATAATAATATTATAACCAAAATATTTGAATCTATCATATAAAATACACCTTATACGAAATAAAATAGGGGCGTCAACGCCCCTAATTACTATACACTATTATAGTAAAATAGGTGGGACAAGCCCACCTATCTTGATTTAAATTGATTATCTAATATAGATACTATTATTAGTTAGTATAGTTTCCTATCACTCTGCCCTTTTGGGTTCGTGATATAAACTTTTTTCTAACCAAATATGGTTCTATGCTATTTTCAATAGTTTCTATAGCAATACCAGTTAATGAAGATATTGCTTTTAAGCCCAATGGATTACCTTTGTTACTTAATAGTAGATTCAAATACATTCTATCATAAATATCTAATCCATCTTTATCAATACCTTGAATACTAAAAATCTCATCTATAGATTCTGTAGAATTTGGATGACAGGTCTTGTAGTTTTTATACCATTGTAATCTAGAGTTTAGAATTCTAGGGGTTCCTTTGCTTCTTTTAGCAATCTCAACAAGATCGGTTTCATCAATAGAAATAGAGAGTTTATTACAGTTCGATCTTGCTAGTTTAGCTAAATCAGTATCATTATAAAAACCAAGATGTACTTTGATACTAAATCTATCATAAAATGGTTGGCTTAAACTACCACCACTAGTTGTTGCTCCCACTAAAGTAAAAGCTGGAATATCAATTGTTTCGGGTTTTTCCTCTAGAGTAATAGTTAATGTAAAATCTTCCATTACAGGATATAAAAATTCTTCAACAAGTTTAGGCAGTCTATGAATTTCATCGATAAATAATACTGATCGTGGAGCAATGCCCATAAGATACGGAATAATATTTTTAACACTTCTTAGATTTGCCGCGTTGGTTGTATACAGATTCACATTCAATTCGTTGGCGATAGAACTCGCTATGGTTGTTTTGCCAAGTCCAGGCGGGCCATCTATTAAAGTATGTGGCATCACGGTCGATGTTTTTAAACAGCCCGTCACGCTAACTTTCAATCTATTAATAACATCATCTTGTCCAATAATTTCACTAAATTTAGTTGGTCTTATACCTTTAGACATTTTTTATCTCCAATGATTTTAATGATAGTTCAATAAGTTGTACGGGATTATCCATTTGATGGATTAGATATGTTTGAGTTAATATATCTTTGGCCTCTTGATTTTCAAAGCCATACTGAACAAGTATTTTAACACATTTGTTTAACAAATCAAGTGGAATTGTTAATTCAGATTTATTGTGTTCTATCGCATCTTTTTTTGTATTAGACTTTTGTTTTATTTCAGATTTCTTACTATATTTAATTTTTATATCATAGATTGTTTTTGGTTTAAACACTGTTCCACAATCACAAACAATCTTAAAATTTTTAGTTTTAACTTCTCGTAAAAATAACCAATGATCAACTCCACAATTTTCAGATGGACATTTGTATAAAAAAGAAGCATCAATATCAATCGGTTTTATCTGTTTCATTATCTTTTACCCAAAAAATAAAATCATTAATATTTTCGTCATAAGCGCTCTCTATCATACCTCTTTTTACTAAGGATAACAACATATTACTAACTAGTCGTTCATTCAATTTTTCTATTATTTTTGAAAATATTAGTTCATCAATTAGATATCTTATTTTATTAGACACTTTATGTTTTTGTTCTTTTGCTAAGCTTTTTACTATAAGCAAAGATTCTTTTTGTGTTAGCATTTCATCCATTTCTTTTAAATCATCCTGACTAATTTCTGTGATAAGTTTAGTAAATTCGTCAGGATCGTCACCGATACTTTTATCAAAACCATTAAATACAAGTGTTCTTGCTGATTTTGTAAATTGTTCTAAATCATCTATAATGTAGTTTTGTTTTCCCATATTGGTCTCAATCTTTAATTTAAGATATCAAATAATCCTTTATAGTAATGGGGTTGTAATATAAAATGAACAGCATGACTTTGAATATGATTTAAGTATTCTCTGGCTAATCCAGCGCTTATAAAGTACTCTTTTTTCCATATGCCTTGTTGCTGATAGTTATTCCCCAAATACTGGAAGTTTTTAGGCTTCTCAGTATTGGAGAAGTAACTATTCACAGGAAACGACTTTTTAGGAAAATTAACATACCACACATTTGAAGATCCTTCGACTATATCATTTAGAGCATCATATAGCATTTTACCCCAAGCGTCCCAAGCGTCAGGATCAAACTTGAAATAGTGCTTATATTTGTTTTGAGCATCGTCATAATCATGCTCATCGTTATAGTCATCATCTTCGTGCATACTATTTACTTATAACTCATTGTTTTATTATAAGGTTGTGTCAAAGGATATAGGATATTCTATACCCCCGACACGGAACCCTCATCCGATACAAAACTTGTCACTAAGTTGATTAGCCAAATCTTTTGCCGCACTACTAAGAAAACGATTATTACTAAAGTAGAGCGGCGTTGAGACTTGATTAAGGAACTCCACAACGGTCTTTAAAAGTTTGGTCTGCTGACCGTCAAGGTTTATATCTTCGTCAGCAGCCTCGCTCATAGGAGTTGTAAGAGCGTCTGTCTCTTCGTCAAGATCGCCATCAACATCGCCATCAAGATCGCCATAACTTGGAGTAATCGACACAGGATCTCCATATACACGTTCTGCTATAGCATATTTATCCAAACCTTTTGGTCCAGCATTCTGTAATTCATTAAGAATTTTTGAAGCAACATCCACTGTTACAGGAACTCCTGTCATATCGGACTGCTTATAAGCCTTAGCATAACCCTTATACCATTCATCACTGCATTTCTCAGGAATTATCTGTATAGTAGCAGGCTGACCAGTAAGAGCAGACTTTAGATCAACAACATTAATTGGTTGACCAGTACTACCACTAAGAATACTGGTAAAATAAGGAGCCTTTTTTTCCCATTCCTTACGCCACCAAGTATAAGGTACACGATAAATCTGATTGGGCTTAATCGCTCTTGGATCGCCATCAAAATAGTTGACCAACTTCTTTTGAAGACCATTCCAGAAAGTTTTGTTACTTCCAACAATTTTACGACTAGCATCATCAAAAATCCAGTAGCACTGATAGCCATTGCGAGTATCAACTACCCAACTAGGCTTAACTGGAAAATCATTGATCTTTTTGAGGAATTGCTTTTTCTTAGTCATAACAATGCTGGGCTTAAAATACTTCCCGTCGCTGTCACGACCAGCATCTATATCGCAAAAGCAACAAGTAAACTGTTTGATAGCATACATTTTGCGACCACCATTTACATAGAAGTAAACATCTGAGTGATTTGAGATATTAGCCTTTAGAGCATCTTCAAGATCATCAGTATGATTCATACTGCTAATCTTCTTACGAGGATTACCGTTATAAACAAAGATGTTGCTCTGTCTAAAAGAACTCAAAAACCTATGCTGTTCTCTTATGTAGTCTTTGGAATAAATATGATTTGTATCACTATTATTCTTATCAAACGGATTAAAACCAAGATTATCACTAAACATATTTTGTATTCCTTACTTTTCCTGTAAACCTTGTTGGGATAAGCACCACACCTATCATAGTCAACAAAAGAGTGTTGGCGGGATCGAACCGCCATGGCCCAAATTGCTCACTCCGTTTTTATCAAACATAATCCTGATCAGGATCATAGTCTTCATCTTCATCTTCATCTTCATACTGATTCCAGTAATCATCATCATACTCGTCGTATAACTCTTCTTCATCCTCATCATAAGAGTCTTCGCTAAATTCAGCCTTGTAAAGAGGTTTTAGTAGTTCACCCTGATACTCTCCAACAACTTCATATCTACAAGTACGAAGTTTTTCATGATTACAATCAGATGGAACACTAACCACATCCTTGGGGTTAATCTTAACAATAACAATCTTATCACCATTCTCAATACTACCATAACCAACAACATAATTTAATGCTCCAGCATGAAGCCCCTTAGAGCAACCAATATTACGATTATCGTCAACCTTAGCTCTTGGCATTTCACAAACTTGTCCAACATGATTGTCAAATGTGCCAGCATACTTATCCATAAAATCACTTCTAACAGCTTTATATGCTAAGAAACACCCATCTTCAGTAATTGGTAGTAATTCATGCTCTAGAAAATCATAAAGTTCCTTTTGACTCTGCATACTGGGATTTTCCATAAGATTATTCAAAAAGTTTACAAGAGGCTGAAAAGGCAATCCCTTACTCATAAACTCTAGAATTCGTTTGCTGATACTACCATGAACCTCTTCTCCTTGATAAAGAACCTTTCCGTTCTTTACCTCAACCTGACCATCACTAAAAGTAGAGACGGCCTTTTCAATATCAACCAACTCTACTAGATCATCACTAGTAGCAGTTGGTAGAGCCTCCAGAATCAATTTGTAGTTAATATGATCTGGAAGAACCTGATAAGCCTTGTTGTTTAAAATCAACGTAAGATTACCATCAACCCACATAAAAGGAACGCTCATGTTATTTTCTCCATTCTCCTGTGAAATTAAATCAAATTACCTAGTGTTGTTTTCAACGACTCAATATTCTTTTCGTTACCCATGCTACTAAACCACGCTGGTTTGCTATAGTAACCATCAGTATCAAAAATCTTTAAAGGATTATCGCTGCTGATCTTTCCAAAGTCTGCATCGTGGTTACTTCCAACAATATACTTGAACATCGGACTCTTGTCAACTGCGTCTTTAAGATTTTTTCTGATCTGAGGCATTTTTGGCAAACTATCAATAACAGTATTGTCTGAATTATTCTTTTCTAGCGATTTTAGAATCACATTATCTTCATCGTTATAAATCGTTGATATGGTACGCTTAATATTAGCAAGTGATTGATTAGCATCACGAATACCTGATGGATCAATACCGTTAATACCATAGTTATTGAGAATAATCGCTATATGAGCATAGTAGTCTTCTTTCTTGATCTTCTTTAAGTGATGACCATGATGAATAGTAAAAGCAAAGAATTCTATCAAGAACCACTGATCAATAGTATCACACAGATCCTTATTGTTAAGAAACTTACGATAATCTATGCCAAATAGATTAATAATGTGAAACATAATATTTCTATCACTATGTTTTCCATTGTAATAATATCCACTACCGCCATAAGTACTATCAGCCATATTATATTGGTTCGCTGAATACTCTATGATCTTGCTATACGAAGATACTTTATCTGATAACTTTGAAACAATCTTTGTTACCCATTTCTCAAACCACTCATTAAAATCAACAAGATTGTATCCTTCGTCTTTAAGTTTTTGCACAACGCTGGACTTGATAGCAAAAATCTTTTGATTATCGAATAGTTTTTCTCCAATAACAACATCCTTGTTTGCTGCTAAGGTATGAATATGATGAATATCAGGATAATTTTCGATAGAACCATATCTTAGAATAGGAATATAAACAATCTCATTAGAGTCATCTTCTAAGTATTCTAGAAGATCATCCGATAGTTCTCTAAGGTAATTAGAGTCATTCATGCCATTACCACTAAGAGTTTCACACTTTTTATCAGACCCTACTCCATGTATAATGAATACATCCTGTTTACTAATTGCTCCAGACGATCCTCTACTGGTACGAGGCGATGAGCCATTTAGTAGACTACGATAGTCGGAAACATTTAATAGATTGCTTTCTCCACCAATATCCTTGATAACATCATCAAAACCTTCGGTAGAATCTTCTGGATGATCGCTATCAATCATTAGATAAGCATAGCAATCATTTTGATTGCAATACTTTGTAACAATCTTTTTTGCTGTTTCGATTCCCTTTACATCACAGCGGAAGAAAACCATCTTACCATTCTTCTTCACAGAATCATAATAGTAGGCGCCTCTTGAGGATAGCGTTTCCCAATGAATCTTATCTGTAAGATAAACTAGTCTGCGAGAACGATAACCAGCACTTCTCCAGTTAAAAACGTAGAGTTGCTTGCTCTTCTTAAACTTGTATTCAAGATCTTTACTACCACTAAGTTCATAGACCTTTCCTGTTGGATCAGTCCATACTGCTCCCGCAGTCCATCCACCAGCAAGATCACTAAGATTATAGTAAGTGGTATATGCTTCTACAAGACTCTTACATTCTGTAAGTTTATTAGTCATATCTTCCTTGAGTTGCATATAAATCTCAAGGGTTCGTTCACGAAGAACCTTGATCACATTCTTTGTGTACTGTAGTCCTTCACGACTAACATCCATCTCTAGTTCACCAATACCAAACTGGATTTCCAGATATAGACCAGAACTCAGAATCTCCTTGACTAAACTCTTCCAGTTGTCAACGTCAACCTTTTTAAATGCTCTGTTCCAGCGTTGAATAGATTCATTATCGTTCTTCTCGTTCTCTTCACCAATAATCTTGGTGGTATCAACTGGATAAGCAATATTTCCCATGATAGCAACAACACCACTACCGGGACTATTATAGTTACTAGGATATTGAGAGATATGATTAGAGACTCGGCCAATCTTCCAACCCTTACCCTCGATAACAATATTAGTATGAGAGTACGAATGATCATTTAGACTACTATCAGTACCACCCTCAATAATGGGCTTCATCTTAAAGTAGTGATAAACTCTTTTTGACTTGGTGCTAAACTCATCAAAATCATATTGCTTAACAGCAAAATTGATTTCTAGTCCATTAGGTTCTGTTGTTGGGCTAATATCAAACAGATTAAGAGATGGAACACCGGCCTCGTCCATAGCCGCAATATACGAATACTTGGTTCCATTAAAATAAGAAGATGTACCAAAACTCTTCGTATAAGCAAATGGACTCTTAGAACCTAGCCCAAGACAACCAACAAAATCATTACTATCATTCTTGTTACTTGCACCATATGTTGTATATAGTTCCTCCATATCCTTCTGACTAAGACCAGTACCATAATCACGCACTGTAAACGAAGGATTTGCCCTTGTGGGAAGAATTACCTTAAAAGGATTCTTATTACCAGCAGCAATATGAGCATCATAAGCATTGGTGCTTAACTCACGAATTACCGCCATAACCTTATCGGAATACAAAGAGTCCGAAAGGATTTTAAACATTTTGCTAGTTTGAGCAATCGTAAACTGATTGCTATTCTCAATTCCTCGACTATGAATTTCAACTGTTCGGTCTGCAAGTTTCATGGTTTTCTCCAAAGTTTCCTGTGATGCTCGTAGTATACCATCGTCCAAACGATGCGTCAAGCCTTAATCTAAATTTTCATCATCCTCGTCCGCTCCATAATTTTCATTATCTATACCATCATCGTATGGACTCCACTCGGTATCATAGATAGAATTATCTTCATCATCTTCTTCTTCCATTAATTCTGATACTTCCATTACAACTTCTAGTTCCTCTATTTTTTCAAGTATTCTACTTACTTTTTTATCTAAATTTTTTAGATCTTTCTTTACATCTTTAATCTCATTTGATAAAGAATTATCTATATTAGATATTTGTTTGGTAATTTTTGCTAATTCTTTTAATACATCTTCTATATCTTTGGGCATTTTTTACTCTTTTTAGGAATATTTACATATCCATTTATTTTCATTCTGTGTTATGTACAAAATATTATTATGGACTTCATAATGACAGTTTTTACATAATAGTATACACTTTAATAATTCTTTTTGAAACATCTTAGAGTTTGTTTTCCATAAATCACAACTAATTCTTATTTCCTTATTTTCTGGTATAACGTGATGAAAATCTAAAGAACCGGAACATTTATTGTAACCACAATTTTGACATCCTATAGATATTTTATATAAACCAAATTCTGTATATTTTTTATTTCTTCTTTTTTTATCTAATATAATTTTATTTGTTTTTCTAAGTAATTCACTACAATATACTAATCCAGATTTTCTATTTTCATTTGGTATATTACTATTACATTTTCTACATTTTACTGGATTACATTTTAATCTAGATTTTCTAACTAAGTTTTTATGTTTTTCTTTATTTATTTTGGGCCAATGTGCAGATCGACATTTTTTTGAACAGTATTTAGCAGGATATGATGCCTTGGTTTGGAAACTTCTGTTACAATTTAAACAAATACATTTTTTTAATTCAGTTTTCAGATTATATTTTTTGCATACAGTTCTGACATAATGTAGATTTTTGCCATACAAAGATCCTATCTCTGTAAAATTTAATCCTCTCTTTAGAAGTTTTTCCAATTCATTTTTTGGTATTAAGGAATAATTATTCTTTTTTGTATTTTTTAGCATAATTTTTTATATTCTGGTATGTCTCCGTTCTCTAGAATTTTCTTATCTTCTAAAGATACACCAACCCTCCTATAAAATTCTTGCTTTATATTTTCTAATACACCAGTTATAATAGCAATTTTAGGATATGTTGCGTTTCCCATAATACTGCCCAAAATACGAGAAAAACAATAATTAATATCCCCGCAAACATCTAAAAGTTGTTCGTTAGAAATTGCCCTATCTTGGGAATTAGATTTTGGCATATTATTTTTGATACATTTAATCATTGTATCTATACAATTATCTAAATCATTTCTACGATCTTCTTTTATATACGGCATAATTCTCCTCTGAGCATTCACAGATATAACTATTACAACAGTAACATTGTGGGCCGGGTTTGCCTAGTCCCCAAGCATCACTAGATGGATCGAAACTCTCTTTTCCTGTATCAAGACAAACCAGATTATTGTTTATCCATCCAACATTTTCTTGGTGGCAATCCCAAAAATTTAATTTGGTACATTTTCTAATATTATCTACTAAGTCTTGAATACCACTTAGTAAGTTGATATGTTTTTTTGTCCATTTTTTAACAGGATATGGCGTTAAATGTTCCGCCATTTCTGTTACAAATCCATAAGAAGTAGTATATAGATTTGTATTATTAATTGGTAATTTTATTACATCCGAATATAATGCTGGAGATAAACCGTACTGATTAAGTAATTTTTGTATTAAGAATGCTTCGTTGGCATCTTTTTTGGATCTAAATTCTTTGAACCCTTTTGTAGGCTCATCTAGCAGTGGATAGAATTGACAGTATCCACCTTCATCGAACCAATCAATATCTACAATATAATTCATAGTTAATAAGAAATTACTATTGGATATTCTCCAGTAATATTATACAAAAAATCTTTTGCTTTTTTAAGATCAAAAAATTCTGCAATAAATACTAGAGAAGAATTACTTTCTCTTTTTTCGCCATATATTCTATAAAATGGATCATCTATTGCTTTATATGAATTTTCTAGAAAATCGGTAGCATTTCTTATTTCATCAATATATGTTCCACCACCATAATCATTATATTCTCGTACTGTCATTAAAATAAAATGACTAATTGGAGATTTAGTATTATGATTAGGAACTCTTGCATTACATAATGTGTTCATAATGGGACTGGTGAGAGTCGAACCCACACTCCTAATTGGAAATGGATTTTGAGTCCATCGCGTATGCCAATTCCGCCACAGTCCCGTTCCAACAAAATAGATTATATCTTGTTGGATTTAAACATCACGAATTATGAGCAGCTTTTAGTCTACGAGCAGTAGCAGCCATAAGTTCTACATTATCAATGTTACGAACTGTTTTTGCTCTTTCCATTTCTGGAAGAACAACTCCCTTTTCTGCTAAAGCCTTTTTTGTACGAGCATAACGACTTATTGTACTATTTAGTCTTTGACCAGTTTTCAATGAAATCTCAGCATAAGTTTTACTAGAATAAACAGCTTCTAAAAATTTATCATCGCTACAACGAACACGGGTTTGTTTTTCTGAATTTGTTACATCAGCCATGGTTAATATCTCCAATTAAGTTTATAATGTTCCACCACCTCGGCGGATTACATCAGTTGTTGATCCTATTATACTACGATTGTCGGGGTTGTCAAACGCTGTTTTTATTTTTTTTGAATAGTGTTATTTTAAAAGAAACATACTATCAAATTCTGAAATGAGTAATTGTTTTATTTCATGATCATTTGGTAAATTTTTAAATTTCTCTAATAACTCAGTTTGTTTCTGATTAGGAAATATATCTTTACCTTCAATAAATGTTTTTTCTGCTATTTTTAGAAAATGTTTAATAACTAATTTAAACTGTTTATTATTTTCCCAATAGTTTGGATCTTTTTCTTTTATAACTAAACAAAGATATAAAGCATAGATACTAAAATCTAAACAACCGCTTACACTATCTGATCTGCTATGAATTTGTTTATTTTTATAATCTTCTAAATCTGATGATCCTCCCCAAACATATGCTGTCCATTCATCTAAAATATATAAAGGATAATCATTCCAATATCCTAATTGAGATACAAAATATAATTGATATCTGTATGATCTAAGATTTGTGGGAATTTTTATACTAACATCTTTTATTTTAATATTTGGTTGATCTAATATGATACCTTTTCCAGAACCATAATATAATGCTTGTATATTATATCCATATTTACTTACATTATCTCTTCTTGTATCTGATACTATATGATGCGCACTTTCATGTACATTAGTACCACGACCCGCTTTATCTCCATAAGGTTTTTTTGTATGACTAATAACATCTCCATATATAGTTCCCGATTCTGATTCTCTGTATTTTGGAACATCAATTAATCTTATTTGTTC